AACAATTTCATCATCATTATATAATTCACGATTTAACATATAATGAACAATATCAGTACATTTAACCCATCTTAAATCTTTTGTATAACGAGGATCTTTAAACCATCTTAAATCGGTAATATGGAAATCATTTATTTTACGAATTGCTTGGTCATAAACACCATAATATATTGGGTCATAACCATTTGGTGTTTGGTGACCTAAAATACCATTATAAATGATAGAATGACACCAAAAATCAGAATCATCATTATATAAAGAAAAATCATAGGTTTCGTTTTCATTCTCTTCTATTTTTTTTATTGATACCCATTTTGAATTTTCAAAATAAATTTTATCAATATCATTAACCACATAATTATTTAAAATAAAATAATCAATAAAATCTTTAAATGTTTTTCTTGAAATATTTTTTTTTCTTAAATTATCATCATAAATTTTTTTAAATTTTTTATCTAAATTTTTTCTTTTTAAATTGTTTTTAACTAAAATTTCTTTTATTAATTTAGAACCATTTGGAATAATATCTTTTGGATTATTATAATTAATATCTTTATTTTCGTGTAAAAAATAATATTTTGATTTACGTTCAAAATTAAAACCAATTTCATCAAAGAATATTTTGGAGTTAATCGAATCTGAAACAATTCTATAATTAACAGAAAATACTTTTACTTTTTTGGTTGGTTTTGTATTCATAATATTAAAATCAGTTAAAATACCAAAATTAATAAGTAACATACGTAATTGGTTTATCAATTCCGCAGACGATAAGCCAATTCCAACCCTACCTCTAATTTTATCAACATAACCGTCACCATCATATATCCCTCTTATTAAAAATTTTATATTTTCTTTACTCATCTTTAATAATCTTTTTGGAATAATTTTTTGATTTGCTTTTAAATTTAAATCAAATCCAATATATTCTAAAAAACTATAAAAACTTTTTGATCCAATGGTATAGTGTAAATTATCGTGGGATGAAAAGGTTAAACCTATTGATTTAATATATTCACTTATATCATCACCACAAGTAATTGTAATCGAACTCCCAATATGTTTACCATTCTCATCTAATTTTTTATATGTTGAACCCTCAGCAATAAATAATCCTAAAAAATATGATAATTCTTTTGTTATTTTATTACCCGGATTAAAAATATTATGTTCTTTATTTGATGGATCATATTCAAAATTAATTTCATCTTGATTACCCCACATGTTCATACCAAAATTTACATTGACATAATCGTTAATTTTTAATTCGGATAATTTATACCAATCATATTTATTTAATTCATTAGAAAAACCCCATACTTTATGTGTTTCAGTACCTTCTAAAATTGAATTAACAGTATGTATTTTTAATGTTTTTTGTTTACCGTTATTTAACATTAAGTTAGATTTTCGTACTTTATCTTTTCCTAATATTTCATAATCATCAACAATATAACCATCACCAATAGTTTTATTTTCGTCTATAAAATCGGACACTTGTTCTAAACCATTTTTTGTAAAAACATATGTATCTTTTGTAACACAAGATATTAATATAATCTTACCACCTGTTGAAAGGGATGCCATTGATGCTGACCAAAAGTCCTCACCGGCTTCAATATACGCAGCCTCATCAAATACAAGTATTGTTGGTGTATAACCACGTAACGCATCGGGAGATGTTGCAACCGCTTTAACCTCACAACCATTATTTAATTTAAATCTACTTTCAGAATTCTTATCAGGTGAAAAACCAACATTAATCCATGATGGCCATTGGTCTAAAAAGTTTCTTATCTTATTTGCCATTTCCACGGCAGTATCACGTTTATTTGCAATAAGAAGAACTCTTTCAGGGTTTTCAGGTTTTGCTAATTGTAGTTTTTTAGATAACCATGCCGCAGTTACAGTAGTAACCCCAGCCTGACGATATTTTCTCGTAATATTTTCGTTGTAATTTTCATAATCTTCTATCAATTGGATTTGATCCTGAAACAAATCCATTGGTACATATTTCTTTTGCGTGTTATCATATGTCTGAAGATATGTTCTTAATGCGTAAGGGGTATCTTTAATTATTCTAGCATACTCCTTTAATTGTTCTATTTTACTATTCATATAGATAAATACAAAAAAAAGGTGGTAAAAAATTACCACCTTTTAATATCCATCTATTTTTTAATTTAATCTTCATCATCATCTGATAAAGATATTCCTAAACCACCTAAAAAGTCACCTAAATCTTCATCATCTGTATCATCACTAATATCATCTAAATCATCATTAAAACCTTCAATTGCGGATTGGTAATCTTCATCTCTAAACATTTGTTTGATAGATTCTACCATCGTTGAGATTAAACGTTTTCCACTATCTGAACCAGATATGACTTCTTTCATAAACACTAAGAATTTCTTTGCTGGAAGTGAGAAGATATTCATTAATAAATAATTCTGTAAATCTTTATTATTTTCTTCTAAAACTTCATCAGGAAAAGAATCTCTTAATCTAGCCCATATTGATGGTCCTAATCTCAAATCCCATATTTCTTTTTCTAAAGTATTTTCATGTTTTTTAACCTGTCTATATAATTCTCTTTCTTCTGGATGTTTATCATAATCAGGTTGACCATGTGCTGTAAGTACTTTTAATGCACCTTTAATTAATTCATGAACCAATACCGGAAAATTAACACCTCTTACAATAATTGTTGGTTTAGATGGGTCATGTTGTTCACCTTCTTCACCTTCTTCTCCCTCTTCACCCTCTTCACCCTCTTCACCTTCTTCACCTTCTTCATCATTATCAGGTCTTGGCATAATAACATCCGCAGTTCCTGCTACAGAACTTTGAAAATCTGATATTGTATTATCACCAAACTGCCAATAATTTGTATCATTAATTGACATCATTATACCATAAAGATTAATAAGTTGATCTGAACCAGTAATTTGTCTTAATCTTTCTTCAACGGTATGATATAAATAATGACCTCTTTTAGATGCACCTTGCATAATAGCATTTAATAATCTTTGTCTAGCTCTTTCAATATTTAATCTTTCAAGACTAAAGAAAATTTGTTCTTCTTCTCTATTACCTTGTTGTTGAGGTTGTTGAGGTTGATCTTCATCATCTTCTTCTTCATCATCATATTCATCTGGATTTAGTTCCTCTGGATTTGTTTCATTTGGTTGACCCCTTTCAAAATCATTTGTATTGATTTCTTGGTTGTTAACTAATTTAACATCAAAATTAACGTCATCTTCACCAATACCCATTTCTTCTTTAACAATATCAATTGCTAATTGTGTAAGTTCTCGTTTATGATCCCTTTCAATACGAATAATCTGATTATGAGCATCCATCATCATACGCATTAGTCTCATATTAGGATTAGACCCAAGGGTATCTTGAATACCAGTATAACGTCTAACATTACTAATTACTTCTTTATAACGTTCTGATGCTAATAACTCTTGGAAGTTTTGATTTGGTTCTCTACCGGTTTTTGGTAGAGGTACTTTCTTTATTGGTGTATTACCAGTTGATAATGTACGGGTAATATCACTATGTGGTCTATCCGCCGAATCGAAGTCCATTGCCATTTCATTTAAATTTTGTTTCAGCAAAGATAGTAAGTTTTGTTTAGTTATGTGCATTTTACTAAAAATATTTTTTTTATCATTATTTCTTATGAGCAGAAGGTCCTGGATTTTCCTTTGGTCCTGGGTTAAACGGAGTTTTTTTCGGTTTACTTGGAGTTGAAGGTTTTGTACCAGGCTTTGTTTTTGGTTTTGTTGGTGCAACTGCTGGACTGTTTTCTCTCATTGCAGAAGGTCCTGGGTTTTCCTTTGGTCCTGGATTAAATGGGGTTTTCTTTGGTTTTGTCGGTTGTGCAGGTTTTGTACCGGGTTTTGTTTTTGGTTTCGTTGGAGCAACTGCTGGACTACCTGATGATTTAATTGCATCATAAGTCATAAATTCAGGAATACCATTGTGTCCTTTTTTTGCTTTTGCTGGCATTGGTTGCATTGTTTCCGCACCGTTCATTTTTTCGCTGATTAAATTCATAATTTCTTTTTTTGATGTGAATGAATGATAATTATTTTCAGCTAATGTACGAACCCATTTCTTAATTGCCAAATTTTCGTTGATTTTTGACATATCTTTTCCAGTAACTCTCTTGTAATAATCATGTGCTGATTTTACACCTTGAGATTTTTTTGAGAATTTATCTGCTAATTCATTAATATCCTTTGTACTCAAATCTTCAGAAGAACAACCAGCTTCACTTAATTCATATTGTAAATTACGTTTAGCATTTAATTCAGAATTAGACTCATCAAGTTTTCTTAATGTTTTTGCAAGTCTTGCTCTTTGACCCAATTTACCACCTTTTTTTGCAGCAGCATTTAATTTACCTGCTGGTATTTTTTCATCTTGTGGAACATGTAATGCCCTTTTCAATGCACCTTTTTTAGATGGGTCAATTGCTTTTTGAATCCATTTTTCATCTTCCTTTACTTCACTTTTAGATTTAATTCCAATTCTTTTTGCTTCTTTATCAAACATTTTTAATACACCTTTTTCACCACCATAATGTTTTAAAGCCTTATCATAAATTGTTTCTGATTTCTTTTTTGGTGTATTTTTTTTAACTTCTTCTATATCAGATTTTTTTTGACCTCTCAAAATTTTAAAATCTTGAGAATCAAGTTTACCATTGTGATTTTTATCTAATTTCTTTTGTCCACCTTTTAATTCATTTTCATATGCAATAAAAGATTGTTTTTTATTCATTGCATCTTTTTCTTGAGGTGACCCTTTGGGAACTTTTAATGTTGGGGTTGTTTGTTCTGATAATATTCTACTTGCTAATGTAACAAGTTGTTTATCACTAAAATTAACCAAAGTCTTTTCGGAAAATCCTTCATTCATAAGGATACCAACTAATTCATTTCTTTTCATTATATTTCAATTTTTATTTCTTCTTTTATTAATTCGTGTCCTCTTGATTTTAATTTTTTTGTAACCGAATCTAAAGATTCTCCAAATTTAAAACTTAACCTTTGATATTCAGAATCAAAATCAAATTTTTCCCAACCTAAAGATACCACACCATCCACAGCATCAATAACTCCGAAATAATCGGAGTTTTGAATAAGTTCTAAGTCAATATCTGTATTTTTTAATAAACCCACAAGATCTATATATTCAACACCCGGAGACATTGGATAACTTGAAGATGATGCCGGTACTATAAACCATTCCTCAACTTCTATCTCAGTAGATTTACTGAAAATAAACTCATATTGTTTTTGACCTTTATAATCTGAACCAATTTGGTTGATGTATAATAAATTCATTATGATTTAAAGTATTTCCCTAGTGTTGATGTAATATGTTTGTTTATTTCATTTTTAATTTCATCTAAATCAATTTCTTGAATGTCATCCTCTTCGTCTGGATTTGGATAATCTTCCTCATCATCTGATCCATTATCTATAAATGGATTGTCTTCCAATTCATCTTCATCCCATTCTTTATCACCTAACATATCATGTTCGTCTCTATATGGATTTTTTTCCCAATCATCATAATCATCTTCATCATCATAATGGGTTTTATCTTCACCTTGTTCTTCCAACTCATCAAAAGCATAGTTTGATAAATCAATTTCATCAGTTTCTATTGGTGTATTGACAAATTCATCTAACATATCAATACCTTCACCTAATTCTGAATCACCACCTGGTGTTGGTTCAGTTGGAACATCATCTTCAGGTTCTTCAGGTGTTGTTGTATCATTTGATCTATAATCATCCTCTTCTTCTGGTTCAAATTCTTTCGCAATCTTTTTTCTATCTTTATCATGTAATTTATCCAAATCAACCGCAGATATAATCATATTAAGAACATACTTAATATCATCACTTTCCATTTTTTGATGTTGATCTCTCAATTCTTGACCAAGTTTACCTGAAAATTTTTGTATTTCCGCCATATAGTCAGAACGTTTACTTTCTTGATTATCTTCATCACCAGTTGGTTCATCACCAGTTTCAGGTGATGGAGGTGTATCCATACTATCATCAGGTGCGGTATCAGTTGGTGCTGCAGGAGGTGTATCTGTTGGTGCAGGAGGAGGTGGTGGTGGAGCGTCCATTGATGGTGCTGCCATTGGAGCTTCTTGTTGAGGTTTAGATTGTTTTAGAACATATTTTGTTGCTTCTTGCAAATTTTCTTGACCTCTTAAAAATTCAAGTTTTTTATATGCTTCAGCATAAGAACTAAATCTGTTCTTATTCTTCATAAACATACCACCAATATAATCAAGTGATTGTTCATTTAAACCTTGTTTAATATAATAGCTACCGTTTTCTTTAACGATACCATAAATTCCACCCTTAACTGATGACTCAACTAATTCTGGTTTATTTGAAGATGTTTTCTTATTCGTATTGTAGTAAGTTAATTCGAGAATTCTTTTTAATTTATCATCTCCGTCTAACTTTTCACTACCTAGTGGTTTGTACTCTGCCATTTTTTTTTAATTTTAATTAAATAAATAGATTTATTCTTATCATATAAATACATTGATTATATGAAAAAATAAGATATTTATTGTGTTATGGACAATTTATTGTCTGTTATTTTATTTTTTAATTCCAAAAGTTTCCCAATATATCCATTTCTTCTCAACAATTTGAATGTTAAATTCTCATAAGAAAATTCACCACCATCAGTTAATCCGGTTTGTCTGAACTTTTTTATTTTTTTTCTTAATTTTTCAAGTTCTTTAGACACATCTTTACCCTCTTTTGATTTATCAATTAAATCATCTATTTTCTTTGCTAACTCCTCTGATTTGTTAAGAATTTTATTATCGTCAATATTAGGGTTTTTTCTATTTGGTTTAACTATCCATTTATTATGAAGTACAGAATAAACACCAGAAGATACGTGTTCCTCATTTACATCTTGAACATATATTTCAACATCAAAACCTTTAATTGTTATTTTATGTTGTTCGTTCCAAATATCTTTTTTTGCATCAAAGAATTCTTTTAACATATCCAAATTATAATCAGTTTCCTTAAAATCAATTAAAATATGTAAATCAACATCAGAATACTCAGACCAATTATAATTTGCTAATGACCCGGTTAAAATAACGTCATGTATGAAAAATTCAATACCCAAAGAATCAATAAAATTATCTGAAATTTTTATAAGAGAATTTTTAACATCATCTTTCATTGATGTTCCGTTAAATATGTCCTGACATAAAGAATTCTTCATCCTAAATGTATTAACAATCTTCTTGTCTAATTCCTTATCTTCTATTAATTCTTCAAATAATTTCATTATAGTTTTTTATAAGTAAATTTTCTTGCAATATTCTCGTTAAAGAATTTACCATGAGATTCTGCCAATCTAAATTTGGTGAATAAATCCCAAGGAACTTTATTATATTCATAAATACTTCCATTATTGAATGTCATCGTTAAATCCTCTGTTTGTGTGTTATATTTTCCATTTTTTAAGTTAGTTGAATTAATATCAACCTCAATCATAACACCATTAATTGTTTCTTTTAAAATTGCCATAAATTTGTTTTTTATAAAGATAGTAAAATATTATTAAATAAAAAACCCTCCATTATTGGAGGGTTTAATATGTTAATTTAGATTATTTTAATTTTTAATGTTACTTTTTTTTATTAACTCATTATATTTACTTGCGGCATTTAATTCAGCACCAGAAGGACGATTAGGTGAACCTAACATTTCTTGGAATGTCTGACCTTTAAATGGACCACTTATCATAGTACCATCTGGATTTGTTTTTAACCATCCTGCAATTTCTTTAATTCTATCACTTACTTGATATATTGTTTCAGGTTCAGGTGAATTATATGGGGTAATATTTCCTGTTTTATTATAATCTGATGCAGTTGAAACAGCATCCGCAAAAGACTTATCATTATTCATAAGATCATATAATGACTTACCATTGTAAATACTAGTTGGGTCTTTAATTACTCCATTAGTATCACCAACAGTTTTTAACCATTTTGCAATTGTCTTAACTTTATAATTATAACCTTTTTCTTGTGGTTCTGTTTGAGCTGTTTGTGTTGAAGTAGTTGTTGGTATTGTACCAGTTTTATTATATTCTAATGCAGCTTTAAAATCAGCATCAGATAATGTATTATTGTTATAAAGATCCACAATTGATTGACCATTATACATACTATTAGGGTCTTTTATAACACCATTATTACTTTGAACTGATTTTAATATATTACCCAAATTTTTTACTTTAGTTGGATTAGGTGTACTTTGTTCATTCATTAGTTTAGACATCATACTCTTGATTCTAACTATTTCCTCATTCAATGCAGATTTTTTCATTAATATTTTTTTATATAAATATTCCATTAAATAAAAAAAACCCTCATTTTATTGAGGGTTTTAATTTATTTAACCACAATTATACGTTCTGTGGATTTTTTCTGAACTTTAGGAATTGAAATTTCCACCACCCCGTTCTCGACCTTTCCAGTAATATTACCCTCATCCCCATCCTCCGGTAATGAGAATGTCTTCTTAAATGATCCAACAAATGGATTTTTACTTTCCTTTGGTTTATTATAAGAAACGGTTAATAAACCATCCTTAATCGTGATTTTAATATCATCCTTAGATAAACCGGGAACTGATACTAAAACCTGATAATTATCCTCTGTTACATTAGTTATTGAGGAATTATAACTTCTCTCATTAAAGTTAGTTTGTTCTAAAATTGACTCTAATGTGTCAAAAAATGGACTTCTGATTCTTGTTAACATAATTTATTAATTTTTTCTCATAAATTATCAATTTAAATACCAAATAAAAAAAATGGACTTTTTGACATATATGTTTGACAATTTGACAAAAATAAAAAAATATTTTGTTTGGATTATTTTTTGGGTTATGTTTGCACAAATAAAATTTTAATTATGTCAGTAGATTATTACGAAGAGGGTCAACAACCCACTAACCCTAAAAAAACTAAGAAGGGTTCAAACACACCTATTTTGGATAATTTTTCCAGAGACCTTGTTAAGTTGGCAGAGGAAGGAAAGATTGACCCTATTATAGGTAGAGATTTAGAAGTTAAACGTATTGCACAAATTCTATCTCGTAAGAAGAAGAACAATGCAGTTATTGTTGGTGATGCGGGTGTTGGTAAATCTGCATTAGTTGAAAAACTTGCACTAATGATATATAAAGGTGATTGTCCTTCTAATCTATTAGATAAAAGAATCATGTCCTTGGATTTAACCTCATTAGTTGCTGGTACAAAATACAGAGGACAATTTGAAGAACGTATTAAAGCAATCTTAAATGAATTGGAAGGTGTTACCAACGTTATTGTATTCATTGATGAATTACATACAATGGTAGGTGCTGGCAATGCAAGTGGTGCAATGGATGCAGCAAATATCCTTAAACCCGCTTTGGCACGTGGTGAAATACAATGCATCGGAGCAACGACTTTCGATGAATATAAAAAACATATCGAAAAAGATTCTGCTTTGGTAAGAAGATTCCAAAAGATTATTCTTAATGAACCAACAGAATTGGAAACAATAGAAATCTTAAAGAACTTAAAAACTTCTTATGAGAATTTCCATATGGTATCATATAATGATGATGTTATAGAAACCATTGTTAAATTGTCTGGTAGATTTATTACAGATAGACAATTCCCTGATAAATCAATTGATATCATGGATGAATTGGGTTCTGAAAAGAAGATCTCAACAAAACTACCAGAAGAAGTTGATAAAATTAATGCTGAAATTGAAAAAATCAATGAGCAAAAGAAATTGGTTGTAAGAAGTCAGAATTTTGAAGATGCAGCAAGATTGAGAGATGAAGGAAAGAAATTGGCAAATAAAATAATTGAAATCAAAGCCAAATTTGAGGAAGAATGTAAATTAAATAAAAAAGTAATTTCAGTTGATGATGTTTATCATATCATAACAGAAATGACCGGTGTTCCGATTGCAAAACTTGACAATAAGGAAACTGAAAAACTTTTAAAGATGGAAGAAATTCTTAATAAGAAAGTTATCGGTCAAGAAGAAGCAATTTCAATAATTGCAAAATCTATCAGAAGAAATAGAGTGGGAATTAAAGATACAAATAAACCAATCGGTTCATTTATGTTCTTAGGTTCTACTGGTGTTGGTAAGTGTATTTGTGGTGATACAAAAATAACTGTTAGAAACAAAGTAACTGGTGAGATAAAAACTATTAATATAAAAAATATAGTACCCGACACCAATTAGTCCTAACTTTTTAAAACTTCATGATATTTATTATAAAATATATGTCATGAAGATAAAAACAAGTAAAGGAATTAAAGAAGTGACTGAAGTGTTTCCAGATTTAGAAACGTTTAAAGACCATGTTTTAAAATTAGATAAAAACATACGCTACGATAATGAAACGATTAAAAAAGAAATGGAATCATTAATAATTAAATTACAAGAACAAGAAGGTGTTGTTTCGTTATCGTTAATGCGTGGTTGGTTGGTTAAAAATTATGGTTTTAAAACTAAAAAATGGGGAGAATTAGGATATTGGATTGAACGTGGTTGGAATGATAAAGACGCTTTGGTTGAATTGGATAAACGTAATGAAGAATTAAAACAAAGGAATCGTTTATGTAAGGAATATTGGATAAATAAGGGTTATTCTATAGAAGAAGCTAATAAAGAAATATCTAAACAGCAACAAAAATCATCTAAATGTGTTAAAACTTATCATGGTAAATCTAAAAAAATGTTAGCTGATAAAGGTTACACCGAAGAAGAAATAAAACGTATTTGTTTAACACCAACAAATTCTGAATTCTGGGTTAATAAGGGGTGTTCTGAAAATGAGGCAAAAGACATTATTAGTAAAAACCAAACTGAATCTGCGAAACAAGTTGATTTTGAAAAAAGACTAATTCCATCCAATATAGAATATTGGGTTAATAAAGGTTATTCAAAAGAAGATGCAAAACAAAATGTATCAGAACATCAGTCAACTTTTAGTCTTGAAAAATGCATTGCAAAGTATGGTGAAGAAGAAGGTAAAAAACGTTTTACTGAAAGACAAAATAAATGGTTAAAATCGTTATTAACCAATGGTAATATAGTTATTGGATATTCTAAAATATCTCAAGATTTGTTCTATAAAATTTTAGAAATATATGATATTAGTAATAGGGATAAAGTTCATTTCGCAACACATAATAGTGAGTTTAAATTAACTAAAAAAGAAGGTGGTGTTTGGTTATATGATTTTACCGATATTAAAAATAAACGGATAATTGAATTTCATGGTGATATGTTTCATGGAAATCCAAATAAATATAAAGCTGATGATTATCCACATCCGTTTATAAAAACCATTACAGCACAAGAGATGTGGGATAAAGATGAATTAAAATTAAATTGTGCAAAACAAAATGGGTTTGATGTTTTAGTTATATGGGATTCCGAATATAGATGGGGTAATAAAGAAGAAGTATTAAAAAAATGTTTATTATTTTTAAAAAAATAAACGTATATTTGTAAAAAATTAAACAAATGATAAAAAAAGAAAAATTAAACAACTTAATTGTAAAAAATGAACTTGATTCATTAAAAAAGATCACTAAAACAACTAAAATTAGTGAGTATGAAGTTTTAACTGATGATGGGTTTGTTGATATAGAATCCCTTCATGAAACAATACCATACGAAGTTTATCATCTTAAATTAAAAGACGGCAAAGAACTTAAATGTGCAGATAATCATATTATTTTTCTTATTGATTATGATGAAACTACATTTGAACCAATTGGTTTAACCGAAGTATTTGTTAAAGACTTAAAATTTGGTTCATTTGTGATGGTATCGGATAATGATGGTAAATTGATTGAATCTGAAGTGTTAGAAATATCTAATTTAGGTTATGAGGAAATTATGTATGACCTTGAATTAATAGAAGGTTCTAATAGAAGGTATTATACTAATGGTATATTATCACATAACACATATCTGGCAAAATCAATTGCAGAAATTTTATTTGGTGATCCAAATAAAATGATAAGAATTGATATGACGGAATTTATGGAAAAACACAATGTATCAAAACTAATTGGTTCTCCTCCCGGATATGTTGGATATGATGAAGGTGGTCAATTAACAGAAAAAGTTAAAAACAACCCATTCTCAGTTATATTATTTGATGAAATTGAGAAAGCTCACCCTGATGTGTTTAATTTACTTCTTCAGATATTAGATGAAGGTCATTTGACAGATTCTTTTGGAAGAAAAGTTAATTTCACAAATACCATCATTATCATGACATCAAATGTTGGGGCAAAGAAAGTATCTGATTTTGGTGGTGGTGTAGGGTTTAAAACTGCCACTAGTGAAAAACAAGGATATGAGGTTAGAAAAACAATGATTCAAAAATCATTGAAACAACAATTCAAACCTGAATTCTTAAATCGTATTGATGATTTAATATTATTCAATCCATTGAATGATGAAACAATCAAATCAATTATTTCTATTGAATTGAATAAATTAAATGATCGTTTGAAAGAAAAGGGTTATAAAATTAAATTTGATGAAAGTGTAACAAATAAGATTTTTGAATTAAATACCCAAGAAGAATATGGTGCAAGACCAATCAAAAGGATCATACAAAACCTTTGCGAAGACTTCTTGAGTGAAGAAATTTTAAGAGGTAATGTTATTGAAGATGGTCAAATAACAATACGTTATAAAACAGACAAATTAACCATCTCCAAAAAATAATTTGGAAGTATAGAATATTTTATTTATATTTGCACTATGAATAAAATTATTTTAGTAATTGCTCTTATTGCAACCGTTGCAATGACTGCATGTGGATCTGGGTCAACCACAAATGGAACAACAGACTCAACAACTGTAAAGGTTGATAGTGTTAAAACAAGTGATTCAACTCACACACCTGATACTATCATCAAGAAGTAAAAAACGGGGTCATTAATTTGACCCCAATTTTTTTAACTATTTATTTATAAAAGAGCATGGAAAATAAATTCAAAGGAGACTTAATATTATTAAGAGGAATACCAGGTAGTGGGAAAACAACATTAGGACATGTCATATTAAAATGGATGTCTAGCGATACAACCGATGTTTTATCTTCCGATGATTTTTTCATGGATGAAAAGGGTAATTATAATTTTGATATAACAAAAATAAAAGAAGCACATAACGATTGTCAAGTTAGATGTGCAAATAAAATGAAAAATGAATTTTCTAAAATTGTTGTAGCAAATACATTTACCCAAGAATGGGAAATGAAAACATATTATGAAATGGCAGAAAGATATAATTATAGAGTTCATTCTGTAATTGTGGAAAATCGTCATGGTGGTGTTAACGAACACAATGTACCTGATGAAACAATAGAAAAAATGCGTAACCGTTTTGAGGTAAAGTTGTAATTTATTTGGTAGTTTCAAATATTACAACTATATTTGAAAACTTAAATAAAAAAATAATGTTAATTACAACAGAATTATTAGAAAAATACCACAATGATGGTTTGTTATTAAAACAAACTCATCCAGTTCTGGATTTGACTACATGGAATTATTCACCAAAAGTCCAATATGATCGTTTATGGGATGATGTGACAAGACAATGCCGTGGACTTGTAACAAATTCAGATGGTGACATTATCGCTCGTCCATTTAATAAGTTCTTCAACTATGAAGAATATTTGGAATTTGCACCTGAAATGATACCAAATGAATCATTTGAAGTGTTTGAAAAGATGGATGGTTCATTGGGTATTTTATTTAATTATAAAGATAATTGGATAATGGCTACTCGTGGTTCATTTACTTCAGAACAAGCATTAAAAGGTATGGAAATGTTGAAGAAATACGATTATGAACGTCTACCTGACGATTATACATATTTGTTTGAAATTATCTATTCTGAAAACAGAATCGTATGTGGATATGATTTCGAAGATTTAATATTACTTGGAATTATCGAAACTAAAACAGGTGAAGAAATAAATCTTTATAACGATGAAGATTATGATGGTGGTATCAGATTTAAAAATTTAATAACAAATTTAGGTTTTAAGATTGTTAAAAAATATGACGGATTCAATGATTTTGATAAATTAAAATTAATTATATCAAATGATGCAGAAGGTTTTGTTATTCGTTTTAAGAACGGTTTCAGAATGAAGATAAAGGGTGATGAATATTGTAGATTACATAGAATATTAACAAACATATCCAATCGTGATTTATGGGAAT